CACGTTTTATGGATCTTCTGTACGACGGAGCCTAGCAAGATACCGTTGACTATCAAGACACGATGCGCGACGTTTCAACTACAGCCGGTCCGTGTAGACCTATTGGTGGATTTGCTTGAGCAGGTTACGGCAAAGGAAGGTTTTGCTACACCTGAGGACGTGTTGGCTGTGATTGCCAAACAGTCGTTAGGATCACCGCGACAGGCGCTCTCGTATCTCGGTCAATGCTATCACTGCCGGACGGCTAAGGAAGCGCTGCTCGTGTTGCAACGGGCTGATGAGCGGGGTGAAGCGATTGATCTAGCACGTGCATTGGTTAAGGGGGGTTTGACGTGGGCGAAGGTCGTGGGCCTTATCAAGCCATTGCGTGAGCAGAGCGCGGAATCAATACGGCTGGTGATGGTGGCTTACTTGACGACGGTAGCTTTGGGATCGAAGTCGAATGACCAGGCGGGCCGCACGTTGGAATTGATTGATGCGTTTACAAGTTCGGGTACGTACAACTCTTCTGAGGGTATGGCACCGTTGCTGCTCGCGCTGGGACGTGTAGTGTTTGGGGCTGGGGAGGATTAAGTAGTCGGTTAAGGCAAGCCTGACTTGGTATAGTTAGGTATAGAGAGGTCACACTTTTGGAGGTAGTAAGGTGAAAGTACGATCTGAGATGGCAAGCCCGCCGCGTGACAAGGACAAGAGTGCGTTGTGGATTAACACTGACAACCTAGATGAGGAATTGGTTCGCCAGCCGGAACGGTTTTGCGATGTGGCAAAGCGTCACGTGATGGCGGTATCGGAGCGTGATGCGGCGAAGGAGGACGTTGCAGTTGCTCGTGCTAAGGCGTATTTCGTTGTGCGTGAGGAGCTGGAATCGCAAGGGACAAAAACCACGGAGTCAGCAATCGGTATCCAGATCGAGCTGAACAAGAAGTACCGTGCCGCAGTTGATCGGCACCGCGAAATCAAGCTGCTAGCCGATGAGCTGGGTGCGGGCAAGGAGGCTTGGCAACAGCGTGCTTACATGCTAAAGGACTTAGCGGCTTTGTACATCGCAGGTTATTATGGTGAGAGCAGTGTAGGTGGTGAAGCTTCACATGCGGTACAGGACGCCGCGTATCAAAAGAACCGGCAACGGTTGAACCAGCGGAGGTGTACCCGTGACAAGTGATTTTGTATGGTTGTTGTTGACAATAGCGGGCTTGGTAGCCTGTGTTTATGTGCTGACTTGGGTGTTAGGCCGCGCTTGGTATGCGGGACGCCTAGCAGCGATTAGTCGTGCGTTTCATTTAGCAGAAGGAAAAAAACCATGGTTAAGAAAAAGAGCTCCCGGTTCGAGTACAGACCACGAGAAAAGGACGCGGTGAAGAAGCGCGCCAACCAAAGTGGCGGCTTGTTTGATAGCATCTTTAAGTCGCAGTTTGTAACTTTCACGCCGAAGGAGGGCGCCTACAGTTTGCGGATTCTACCGCCTACGTGGGATGATGCTCAACACTTCGGCCTGGATATTTACGTTCACTATCAGGTTGGTTCGGATAACCAATCTTATTTGTGTCTTGATAAGATGCAAGGTGAGGCGTGCCCGATCTGCGAACAGCGCAAAGTGGCTGAGCGCTCGGGTGATGCCGAGTATGCACGTTCATTGCAGCCTACGAAGCGCGTATTGGTATGGATCGTTAATCGAGCTGATGAGGAGGCAGGACCCCAGTTATGGTCAATGGCATGGACAATTGATCGTGACTTTGCGAACTTGTCGATTGATAAGGCCAGCGGCGAGCTTCTCTTGATCGATGATCCTGAGGACGGTTACGATGTTGAGTTTGTAAGGACTGGCAAAGGTCTGAAAACGAAGTACAGTGGTACGGCTGTATCTCGTCGCAGTAGTCCGTTGGCTGATGACCCAAAGGATTCGGATGCGTGGCTTGCATTTGTCAACGAGAACCCGTTGCCTGATGTGCTTCAGTACTTCGATTCGGATCACATCACGTCGATAGCGGAGGCCAAGGGCGGTACGGACGATGATGATGACGGCGATGCGCCTTCGACGCGCTCGAAGTCGAAGCGACGTGCCAAACTCAAACCGGGCGATGAGGATGACGAAGAGGATGAGGACGAGGAGGACGACTTGCCGCCTCGCCGGAAGTCCAAACCGGTTGATGAGGACGCTGAAGAGGACGAGGATGACGACTTGCCACCTCGCCGGAAGCCTAAACGAAAGTCCAAACCGGTCGATGATGACGAGGAGGACGACGAAGAGGACGAGGATGAGGATGACTTACCACCTCGCCGATCGAAGCGTAGGAAGGCGCGTGAGTAGCTTGCCCCCACCGCTGGTCCTGCCGAATGTTGGTAGGTTTTGGTAGGGCCGGTGGTTGTTTTTATACCTAGGGTGTTGTAGTTATGGCAAAACGATTGAGCTTACCAAAACCGAAAGCAGCTGCAACTGGCGGGGGTGCCTACTTTGCACCGCTCAGTGAGATCAAGTTGTTCTCCAGCGGCTGCTGCCTGCTCGATTGTTGCTTGGGTGGTGGTTGGGCGGAACGTATTTTGAACCTTGTCGGCGACAAATCGAGTGGTAAGACACTGTTGGCGTGTGAGGCGGCGGCAAACTACCTAACGCGTTACCCTGACGCTACAGTATGGTATCGTGACGTGGAAGCTGCGTTCGATGTTGAGTACATGACAAGGCTTGGGATTCCTGCTGATCGATTCGACTACGGTGGTGAATGCTGTTGTGTTGAGGATGTGTTTCGAGAATTGACGGACAAGATCAAGAACAAGGAGCGTGGTATTTATATAATCGATTCGCTCGATGCCTTGAGCGATCATGCCGAGTTGGAACGTGATCTGGATGCTGGTACTTTCGGCACGGACAAGGCGCGGAAAGTGAGTCAGTTGTTCCGACGGTTGAACCAAGGTATTTCGCAGTCGAAGATTACGGTACTGGTTATCTCTCAGGTTCGCGATAAGATCGGCGTACAGTTTGGTGAGCGGCATTCAAGGTCGGGTGGCCGGGCGCTGGACTATTATGCTTCGCAGGTTGTATGGCTATCACAAATAAAGCAGCTCAAGCGTACGGTACGGGGTGTTGAACGTCCCGTGGGTATTCGGGTCCGTGCGGCCGTGAAGAAAAACAAAGTAGGTATGCCCTTCCGCGAAGTTACGTTTCCGCTGCTGTTCAATTTTGGTATCGAGGATGTGGTGGCGGGTGCTGAATGGTTACACGAGGTGAAAGCCTTGGAGGAGGGTGGGATAGAACCAAATGAGTTGAAACGCCTGACGTCGTTTCGATCAATCGGCAATATGGAGCCCCAAGAGTACCACGATTACCGTAAGCGATTGGCTCGTGGCGTGCGAAAAGTATGGAACCGGATCGAAGGTGATTTTGCCCCAATGCGGAGGAAGTACTAATAATGGGGGATGTTGTCTAGGAGGGCGTAGAATCGCCTGGGAGGTTACAGGGTAATCAAATACCAATCCCTAGCTGGAACGCCTAGGATTGGCTCGTGGGCGATCTGGTAGGGTATTATGAGGTTGGGAGGATTCACAAATGCGTGTGATAATCACAGGTGACCTTCACCTGACCGATCGTAGGGAGGATCAGTACCGTTGGGAATTGTTCAACTTCCTGCGACACCAGCACTTTGATGCGCTGCTGATACTCGGCGACCTGACGGAGCAAAAGGATTGCCACGCGGCACGATTTGTGAATCACGTAGTGGAGGAGTTGCTAGGGTTCGCCGAGGATGGCAAGGAAGTCCATCTGTTGATGGGCAATCACGACTACACTAGACCCGATTGTCCTTTCTTCGAGTTCTTCCGCCACTATGATAATTGCTACTACCATTCGACACCCCAAATCTGGGAGCTGGGAAACGTCCGCTGGGCATTCTACCCACACGCTCGCGATCCTGAGCGGTACTGGTCGGATATGCAGCGCGGGCGATCGTTAGGCGTGCAATACACGTTATGCCACCAGGTATTCAATGGCGCCGTGTCGGAGTCGGGAGCGTCATTGGAGGGCTGCGACGTTCGGGAGCTTGCTGGTGCGGGAAGGGTGTTTGCAGGCGACGTGCATGTTCCACAAAAGATCGGTGCGGTAGAGTACGTGGGCGCTCCGTATCCCATTCGATTCGGTGACGCATATAAGCCGCGGCTTGTTTTGATCGACAGCACGGATCAAACGCAAACCTATCTCTATCCTCCAAACATCCAGAAGTTGGTGCTGGAGATTCGCACGCCCGAGGATATTGAGTATCAACAAGGATGGCGCGCAGGAGATCAGGTCAAGATCGTGGTGCGAATGACGCGCTCGAAGTTCTCACAATGGGAATCGTATCGGCGGGACATCCAGAAGATTTGCCAGCGCAATGATTTGGTACTATGCGGCTTGGAGTTGCGTGAGTATAAGCGCGAGCAGATAACGACTTCTAGGACGCCCGGTGAGTTGTTAGCCGTATCAACGTCGGATCAGTTTCGTGCTTACTGTGAGCACGCAAACTTGGATCAGGAGGACGTTGATCGAGGGACGAAACTATTGGAGGTGTCGCATGGACAGCAACATTGACGTGCGGGTTAAGAACAGGCGGCTCGCTGAGTTGATCTGCGAGATGGCTGAGGAGGAGAGCCCTGAGAAAGGGACTGTTGGGTATGCGCAGTTCTGGGATGCGCTAAGACTGCTGGTGTTAAATCATGTGGAACAGCCAGTTGCTGTAGCCGATGCCGTGATAATGCCGTTCGACGCTATCGACGGCAAGCTATTTGGCGATCGTATGATGCCTTGTGGTATTCATGCGGGGCTGGTCATGCAATCCCTGTCGATAGAATGCCTACGGGAATGTGTGGAGCACGTAGCGGAGTTCAATTGTGATCTGCGTAGGTACATTGCCATGCGTGAACATAAGAAAGGGAATCTCGATGCTGATTGACATTCTACGAGAAGCTCTATGGAAGCCAATACAATGCGGGCTACGTAAGCTTGGGTTTCCGCAGATCGACGCCGCCACAGACAATGCGATCAAGGAGACTTTGCAATGGCGATTGCAATGTCTTGATGTTGATTTTGGTAACGGCCGATACTATTTTTGGCACGATCGAGATCAGGGCGTTTGAGCTGTGCGAGGATCTTCCCAAGGATCTCCCTGAGGAAGTACAGTTAGAAGGGTGCATTGACTTGAGGGCGTAGCTATGTTTCTGAAGAAAATAACGATCGATGGGTTCCGCACGTTCCGGCAGCGGCAAGTGATTGTGATGCCAGAAGGGCCCGGGCTATACCTGATGCGCGGGGAAAACCTGGTCGATACGAATCTGCAAGGCAATGATTGTATAGCCGGGGATAGCTTGATTTACGATCCTGTTCAGGATAAACATTTGCGTGTGGATCAGATCAAAAGTTCGTTTCATGTGCGGTCCTATAACCCATCGACAGGTGTGGAAGAGACCGGTTATGCTTCTAAGCCTTTTATTCGTGGGCGAGATAATCTTTATCGGATTGGCCTATCTTCAGGCGAATCCTTTGTATGCACTGAGAAACACATTGTTCTTGATGTCCACGGTACTTGGGTTCAAGTTGGGCAGCTTCGCGTTGGTGATGTTTTGTTACCTTCTTGTGGTCAGTCTTACTTGACCGAATCTCTACACCCATTTTCACGAGTTGATATCGAACAGCGGTACGATGCAGCAGCTTTGAAATTGCACCGACTGATAGTTGATCATCAACGTACCACTTTCGCAACAACTTCAAATCCCACGGCATTGAATATCCAGGATGTTTGTATCCGGGAGTCCTATAACTCCGCGAAGGAACCGAGATACCCGTTGTTGTTTTCTGAAGATGCTTTCCATTTGTTTCAAACAGTAGGAGATTATTTAAGTCGTTGTTTTGTGGATCATCGTCAATGTGATGAACAACTTCAGTTGGTCTCAGATACCGGCCAAGCGACTCTTCCATTACTAAACGATGTTCTCGGATATAACCCGCTTTTGTTGTGCGTGGATGATCTGGTTTGTGGACGAGGACATAGCCACCCTTATCTATACGGCGACCACCTTTCCAGTGACCATTTCGATGACCGGGCGCACCGCGGGGGCGTATACGACAACCGTTGCGGGATAAGGCCGCTAATACGGTTTTGGCATTGGGTATACATCTATACCCACATGTTTTTAACCACTGATTGGGGTAGTCAAGTTCGATCAGTTGTTCAGCGATTTCTTTACATGATAGGTCATTATCTTCATACCACTGAATCATCTGATCAATCGGCCACTGAACGCGGAACATGTTTTACTCCTTCGATTAGGAAAGGAACGAGGGTACAAAGCCTTCAAGAATACCCTCATATTACCACAATTGAGTTCGTCGGTCAAGATTTATTTTATGACCTTAAAGTTTGGCCACATCCCAATTATGAATTAGCTGGTGTATATCATCATAATTGTGGCAAGAGCACGTTCCTTGATGCTATTGTGTGGGGCCTGTTTGGCACCACCACTCGTGGCTTACGCGCTGGAAACGTTATCTCGTGGGGTAGCAAGAAGGCGGTGGTGCAGCAGACTTGGCAGCTTGGGGATAGGCAGTTGACGGTGAAGCGGCAACAGAATCCGAACGGAGTCTGGTTGGATGGTGATCGTATTGAAGGTGCGGCTGCTGAGCGGGCGATCCGCGATGCGCTAGGAATCTCCGAGGTTGAGTTTCTGCATAGCGTTCTTGTTGGGCAGTTCACATCGTACTTCCTGGACTTATCTCCGATGGATAAGTTGGCATTGTTTTCCGATGTACTGGATCTCGATTACTGGGAGGCGCGGTCGATCGCGGCGAAGAAGAAAGCGGCGGCCGCTGAGGGTAAGGCGACTGATTGGGAAACCAAGTCGAGCGTGCTGGAGGGTCGGTTGCAGGAGTTGGAGGAACAGCGGCGTCGAACAGCAAAAGACCTTCGCCAATGGTCGGATTGGCAGCAGGATGAGCAGAAGGATTTGCAACGTAAGCAGCGCCATTTGCAGAAGGAACTATCACAGGCTGTCGTTGCTTTTGATAAGGTTATCCGGAAGGGCTATGACGCCGATCGGGTATTGGACGAGGCTAAGGTTGCATTGCAGCGGTCACAGTATAAATCTCAATACGATTCTGCGGCGTCGTTATCGCGGTTACGGGAATTGAAAGAGAACCGTCAGCGAACTACCTGCCCATTTTGTAAGCGGAAGTTGACGACTTCATGGCTTGATGCTTTGGATACGCAGATCAAGGAGGTTACGAGGCAATGCAAGGCATCTGGTAATAAGCGGGCGCGTCCGTTGAAGGTCGCGTTTGAAAAGGCTACGGCTAAAAGCGCTTGTGCGGAGCATTTGATTGGATTGGCGCGGGAAGCGCGTCAGCGATTACAATCTGAATTGCAGGTGACCAACGATCAGACGCGTGCGGAGAACGTCAATCCGCGTGTTGCGGAGTTGGAGCGCGCTAAGCGGCTTCTGAAAGATTGTGTTGTGGAACATACGGAGGCGCTGGAATGTTGTGATCGATATAGATCGCGGCAGAAGCAATGGGCATTCTGGGTCAAGGGCTTTCGCGATTTGCGATTGTGGGTGCTTGACGCGACGCTGACCGAGTTGGAGATGCGAGTCAATAATAGCCTTGTTCAGTTGGGATTGGATCGGTGGTTGATTCGCATGGCTGTTGAGCGTGAGACAAAATCCGGTGGGGTGAGCAAAGGATTTGTAGTGGATATCAAGTCGCCGGACGCGAAGGAGATGGCCCCGTGGCGTGGCTGGGGGGGTGGTGTGACGCAGCGGTTGAAGATCGCTACCGAGATTGGATTGTCTCGAATGATTACGGACCGCAAAGGAATTGATTTGGGTATCGAGTTGTGGGACGAACCCACGCAGCACTTGTCAGAGCAGGGCGTGCTCGATCTATTGATGCACTTGCAGGATCGGGCGCGGGATGAGCAGCGCCAGATTTGGATTGTGGATCATCGGGTGCTGGACTTCGGATTCGATGGGGGCTTGCAGGTCACCAAGACCAAGCAGGGATCGACGGTAGCTAAGTTTTAGAT